GGCCCCGATGCATGAACATTTTGCACAAGAGGTGGTAGAAGAGTGCGCTGCGTTTCCGCATGGAGATCACGATGACTATGTTGACTCCATGACACAAGCACTAATGAGAATACGACAAGGTGGATTGATTCGACACCCGGAGGATGCAAAAGATGAACCGATCCCAAAGAAACGTGTAGAATATTATGGCTAGTAAAGCATTAACAGATATTGCATTAAAACTTTATCAAAGTTTAGGTGGCAATCTTTCCAAGGTCCTTGGTACCAGAACCAATGTTAATTTTTTAGGTAAAGGTAAATCTCCAGAACAAATGTTCGATGGAGATATTAATACTGAAGCATTAGGTTTCTTATCACAATCCAAAGCCGTCGGAGAACTCGACTCAGCGATGGGCTACTTGACAGCCGGTAAATTAAACGATGTTCAAGCCAATAAATTAATTAATAACATGGAGACGATGAAAGATTTTTATATGCCTCCACCAGGACCCGCAAACGTCACTGATCTTCGAACAGGGACCGGGGGACTAAACAAACAAGGATTAGAATCTTTAAGAGAATCAGAATTAATTAAAAGATTCGAAGCAGGAGAACCAACAAGTAAACCTGTTATGAAAGGTATCATGCAAGATGATATTGCAAAACGAGCAGATGATTTAGGTTTAAATGATCCTACAAAAAATAAATTTTTACGAGATCCTGATTACGAAGCAGCTGTAAAAGAATTACAAGAGGTTGATCCACGTGAAACAATATTACCATCAGGTGAAGGATTAGAATTATTAAGAGGAGTAAAGAATAAAGAATTAATTTTAGATGATGTCGTTAACAAGATTTATGCAAACGCTGGAGTAGCAGAAAATGCTAAGCCGGTTGTTAGAGCTAACGCTAGAGAATTTTTAAATAGAATAAAAGATTTAGAAGATCCAACTTTTCCTGACGGACCAACGTTATCATCAGCGATGACAAAAGCTGATTTTAAAGCCATGACTGAAGGTGGTGGAGGAGGATTAGGTGATCCGTTTTTATTAGTACAAAAATATTTCGGACCACGTGTAGCAACTGCTGTTTCAAAATTAGATACACCAGATGACATACAGCTCTTTGCAGAACGATTAGTTAAGATTAGAGATGGAGCAGGTAGAACGATTACCGATAAAAGATTTGACCCAACAACAGTAGACATTGAAGACTTTGAATTTGCTGATGGTGGACGTGTGCCATACTTTAGAGGTAAACTGGTTGGTAAAGCATTAGGACTAGCTAAAAGGAAAGAAGCTATAGAGAGAGGAGTAGGCGAAGGTTTTGCTGCTGCAGAAGAGTTTGGAATTACTGGACCTATGGTAAGTAAATTATTTAGAGAGATTGCTATGGATTCAAGTTTAGTTGGTCCAGAGAAAACACAATATTTTAAAATATTAAACCAAGCACTAAAAAATCCTCGAGACTTCCCAGAAGAAATACTAAAGATTCAACAAAGACTAGGTATTGATGTTGGTATGAAGAACGGTGGTCTAGCTAAGATCTTGGAGGTCTAATGGCTACATTAACAGAATTAAACAAATTAAGAGGAACTATCCCTGGTATTACAATTACTGAATCTTTTGATAGAGGCAGCCCTGTAATTAAAATTGGATTTAGACCTTCAATGGAAGGTTTAGGTGAAAGTCAAATCGGTAGAACATACTCTGAGCAAAGACAATTTCCTAAAAATTCCGATGGTTATAAAAGAGCCATTGCTTATTTTAAACAATTAAAATCAACATATAAAAACGAAATTGCTAAATTTTCAGGATCAAGAGTGGATCAAGCAAAAAAACTTTTGACTGATTATACTAATCTTAAAAAAACATACTCACAAGAATTAGTTAATGAAATTAAAAAATTAACTAAACAAAATAAATATAAAAATTTTGTCCAAGTAGAAAAAGCATTATATAAAAAATTTAATCAACCTAAATATACAACCGTACAGAACGTAGACCCTAAAACTGTTTTCTTTAATCCTAAAACAAAAGTATTTAACATACCAAGAGAGTTTGAAATTTATGGTGGTGCGTTTGGTAAGAAGAAACCAAAAGAAACAACAAATGCTATTCGTCAAATTATTGGAACACAGTTTTTTGCTAATAGTCCTAATTTTAAAAAAGAAAGAGAGTATCTAACAAAGTTTTATACTGACTCTGATTTTAAACCTACAGCGGATGAAGTAAACCTAATGAGAAAGTTTACCAAAGATTTTTCTGTGACTAGATCAATTGGTGCGAGTGGTGCAGGAAGTTCTATTATTGGAAGATTCTTTCGAGATTTAAATTTTGACTTTTCTAGAAAATTAAAAGATGTAGGTAAAATATTTAATTTACAAGAACATTTAAAAACACAAATAAAAAATCCTAGAACCTCTGCAGCAGATAAAAGATTTTTTCAAACAGAATTGAAATCTTTACAAAACGATAGCAACACACTCTTAAAAAGACTAAAAGAAAAATTCCCTGGTTTGTTTACAGCACAAGCGGTTCAAGGCGGCTCACTACAATTAGAACATAGAATTGCTAGAAGTTTAGGTGATAAGGGTCCACTTAAATTACCAAAAGATTATATCGCAAGAGCAGTTCGTGTTCCAGGAAGATTTAATCAAGCTAAATATGAAGCGTTTGATAAACCTTTATTAGATCTACTTACAGAATATAAAGCGGCGTCAAAAGCTGAAAAACCAGGTATCCAGTCACAGATAGAAACACTTAAAAATAATTTTAATAAACGAACAGGAGGTTATTTAAATAATCTTAATTTTAAATTTGGAAATAATGTTAAGATAACAGATTCAACTCCGTTAGTTTCTAAAGTCAAAGGACCTGATCTTTTATTTGATATTGATAAGTCTATAAAACAAAGCAATAAATTTTTTGGAAGCTTTGGAGACGAACGTCTTAAAGGGATGCCAAAAGCCTCTGCAGCTTCAGATTTTGTAACTTCAGGAAAAGAATACAATGCGTTTAGAAAATTAGTTAATACGGTTAAAAGTTTACCAAAAAAAGATCAATTAACATATTGTAGTTTACTTTCTCGTGGTGGACTTCCTGGAGATTGTGCGGCTGCAATAGACAAAGACCCTATTAAAGCAGCACAAGTTTTTGATCAAGCCCCAGCCACTAATAATGCAATGACAAAAGTTAAAAACGCTGCTACAGGTTTTTTAAATTTTCTAAAGAAACCAGGTGCTAAAACATTTGGTATAGGGGCCGGTGTTGGTGCTGCAGTAGGACTGGTAAAAGCATTTAGAAATGATGACCCAACAAGTTATTTATCAAACGAAGAACAACAAAAGAGTTTGTTGGTTGATATGGCAACACAACCTGTCTCCGTTGATATGGAACAACCAGCAATATTAGATTATCAATTACCTGCACTTGGTGTTGCTCTTGCAGGATCAACGGCACTTGCTGCACCATCAACAATTAAGGCTAGTAAATCTAGAGCACTTGGGGTTGAGCAGAAAAGACCTGGTGCAGTTAAAACAGGTTTAAGAGTTTTAGGTAGAGGATTAGGAGTTGCAGCATCACCTGCAGTCTTAGCGCCTTTTGCAGCTGCAGATATTACATCACAAATAGCTGCTGGAGACTCACCAATGGATATTGCTACAAATCCATTAAACTATATTTATCCTGCTTTTGCAGATCAAACTCCAAAGTTAACGAGAGGATTGCCTTCTGTTGCTAAGAAAGTCGCTAGTTTAGGATTAGGAAGAGCTGCATTAACTGGGTTATCTAGATTCGGAATAGGTGGACTTGGTGCATCTTTAGCTATACAAGGATTAGGTTTATTAGACGAATAATGGTTAAATTAATTCCAGGAGGGGGACCACCCCCAAAAAGCGGGCCTACTCCACAAGGGTTGAATGTGCCTGGAAAAAAGATTATAGTAGTAACGAACTCGGAGAAAAAGAATGTCAACAATAGACAAAGCTCTACCAAACGTAGTAGAGACAAGCGTATCAACGCCTAACGAAGAAGAAGTCGCTCTAGCAGAAGAACAAGTTGCAGAGTCACAAGGTGGTGAAGGCGTAGATATACAACAGAATGAAGACGGTTCAGTAGACGTAAATTTTGAACCAAACAAAATTAATCAAGAAGGAACAGAGTCACATTTCGATAATCTAGCAGATATCTTACCAGAAGATATTCTAGGTAGACTAGGTTCAGAACTTTTTACAGATTACATGAATTACAAATCTTCTCGTAAAGAATGGGAAGATGGTTACATAAAAGGTTTAGACCTTTTAGGATTTAAATA